ATGAAGAATGGTACAGTAAAATGGTTCAATGCGGATAAAGGGTTTGGTTTTATTACGGGTGAAGACGGTACCGATGTCTTTGTTCATTTTTCAGCGATTCAAACTGATGGCTTTAAAACCTTAGATGAAGGTCAAAAAGTAACTTATGATGAAGAACAGGGCGATCGTGGCCCCCAAGCAACGAACGTTCAACCACAATAGTAACTGTTGGGCCGAACCATTATCATTAACTGGTTCGGTTTTTATTTGAAGTGACGGGTTGTCAGCTAAACAAGAAAGCTAAGTGGTCGGAATGGATTTTGTAGATGTTTACGGCATTAAGCATGAGAATTGTACGTTAGTTGCACCTGCGCGTGAATATCAGCGGGTCGTTATTTTTATGGACGCATTGGGCCGGCGCTTTGTTGCAATGGGACCGGATCCACAACCAACTAAATATGGAAGTAGTAGCCAACATTGGCATCAAGCACAGCCGAGTGCAGCTCCTGAAGGTTATTTCCATATTGATCAAGAATAACCCTAGCAATTGAGTTACTTAGCTACGCTGATGGTAAACATTAGATCGTTAGAAAAAGCCTCAGGGACGTCACACGCACTTTGCGTTGTGCTTCCTGAGGCTTTTTTGTAGGAATAAAAAAATCAGCTTTCACGGTGGATTATCACGGCGTGAAAACTGATTAGTGTGGTTATATGATGGGCAGTCAGGGGTTTGAACCCAACTGAAACATAAACGCTATTAAACCAGTGCTTATGCGGTGTTTCACGTGAAACTTTTTACCCTTGGCTTACGAATTGGCTTACTTTTACTATAAAACGTTAAAATAACCCGGTTTCCTGCTGGAGCTGAAACTTTTCGTTTTAACGTGGTACACGTGGTACACGTGGACAATCGTTGATTTAACAACGTTTCAAAGTGGCCTAACGTGGTTCATTACCCGGTACAACGTGGTACACTTAGTAAAAATTGTCTGAATATACCAAGTTTAGAAGCCTAAATAATTCGCCAACTTGTTGGCCGCCTGCTGATTTTGGCCCTTAGTGACGTGTGTGTAAACATTTAGGGTTGTTGCAACGTCCTCATGGCCTAATCGGGTTTGTACTTCTTTAATGGTGGCACCAGCAGCAAACAAAGCGGATGCGTGACTGTGTCGAAAACCATGTACGGTAATACTAGGGGTTAGGTGGTAATCAGTGATGATCCGCTTTAACCACTTACCCGGAGTATTAAGCGATTTAAAACCGTTCTTAGTGTTAGCAAAAACTAACTGATCCGGCTGTAACGTATTAAAACCTAAAAACAAATAATATTCACGTTGCTGTTTATGCCAGCGTTGTAATATTTCTACCGTCGTATTGTCTAAGCTGACAGTGCGGCGGCCCTTTTTTGTCTTAGGGGCTTGAATAATCTGCTTGCCGCGTTTCCCTTGGGTAAGTGTTTTATTAACCCGCAAGGTCTTATGGACAAAGTCAATATCTTGCCATGTCAGGGCTAAACACTCGCCGCGTCGCACGCCTGCAAACGCTAGTACCCGGAAGAGGCAATACTTTTCGGGCTCTTTTTGTTGGTCAATGCACTTGAAGAACGTCTTTAGTTGATCGCGATCCCAGAAGTTATCGGGCTTATCACCCCAACTATCAGGCTTGACCGGCATTGTAATCATTCTAGCTGGATTATGTGTGATATAGCCGTGTTTTAAGCCGTATTCAAAGACTGATACCAGATAATTGTACCAACGCTTGTAATTGTACGTGACTTCTTTAAACCATAGATTAACAGCACGCTGGCACTGGTTGACGGTGATGGTTCGTAACCGCTTGTTACCAAACAACGGCAAGATGTGATTATCGAACATACCAGCAGTCCTTGCCCAAGTGCTTTCACGAACGGTATTAATATACTGGTCGTACCATTCATGATAGACGTCAACGAAGAGAATATTGTTATCAACTGGTAAAACCGGTTCTTGCTGTAACTCTACTTCAATTCTGGATAAAGCAATACGGGCAGCACTTTTTGATTTAAAACCCCGCCGCCGGGTTGACTTCTTTTTACCAGTTTGAGGATCAACACCTAAATAAACTTGAAACTGATAACGGGTATTCCCGTCCTTGTCCTGATATTTCTTGATTGTTGCCATTTATAATTTCCTCCATAACGTACCGTGCGGGGGCAGTGTTATGTAGAGAAAAATCATATTAATACTCAAACATAGTTATTAATGATCTTCCAATAAAACATGATTATCTTTTTCGTGCAATGTAAAGCTATATACGCTTCCTTGATTGGGGACGTTAAATACAATAGAGACTTTTTGGGGAAGAGCTATTTTTTTATTCCAATAATTTTCTAAATATATCCCAGTAGCTTGTTTACTAATGGAAGCTCGATTTCTTTCGTTGAGTGACACTAGCCATTTTGTGGTTTTCTCTTCCGACTCGGTTGGTGTATTTAAAAAAGCCACTACCAACTGGCAAGCCAACAAAAAAGATTGCTTCATTATCAGTATATGAAATTAATTTTACATGAAAAATGTTTTCTTCGGCATCAGCATTATACATAGAATTTTCGACAATTGATTTGTGTATGACTGTTTCTTTTACCCCTATAGCATATATTGCGTCGTTTTTGCTTTTTTGGGCGGGCACTTGAACTATATAATCATCAGGTAAAACCTTGATTATATCATTCGGTGTACAGGTTAAAAAGCGACATATTTTATCAAGGGTATCGAATTGGATACCTGTTGACACGTTTCTGCCTAATACTGATAGTGTGTTCATTGAAATACCAGTAGCCTTTGAAATGTCTGTCAGAGTAAAACCTTTCGATTTTGCCAGCTTTTTCAAATCTATTTTAATCAAAACAATCACTTCCTTATATTTAGAATATACAACAACTCGTACTTGACTGCAAAGGATAAAAAAAATAACCACAGATAGTCATTTTTTTATTGAACCATGCAGTAATTTATGTTACTGTTTAAATGTAATCGAGAGGGGGTGAATTTATATGAACAGCACAGAAAAAAGTTGGCTTACATACCAGCAAGTGATGGAAGAACTTCATATTGGTAGTGTGAATACAGTCTACAAGATGATTAATGACGGTTTAAAGGTAACTAGCATTGGTAGACTAAAACGTATTGAACGCAAAGAGCTAGATAAATATTTAGCCTCAAAAACAATTTAATTGCACCATGCGGGGGCAGAATAATTTTAAGGAGGTGATTTCATGATGGCAACAGCAATCTTATGGGCAATCAAATTTATAATTGTGTCGTTTGTCGGCAACGTGGTGGTTAAGTTAATCAAGAACCCACGTCGGTATTTTGGAATGTGAGGTCAGTCGCATGGGAGAGCATACAAAAAAGACCTACTTTACTTTGGACGGTAGTAGGTCAGAAAGAAATAATCAAAAATATGCTTTCCCTTATTTTAACACGTTAGCACGGTTATATGAAGGGAATTTGTAATGAAGAAAACTAAAGATTTAGATGAACTAGTGTTTGAGGCTGGATCACTCCTAACTTCAATAGATGCTTTAGATGATTTTGTCTATGACTACTTCGTTAATAAAAATATTGATCATTCCGAAAAATTGAGTGGACTAATCACTGTCATAAAGCAATATGCAGAAAATCACTATACAGATATTGATGAGCTTAATACGTTTGGCGGTGTTGAAAAATGAAAGAGTTCGCAACGCTTGATAAAGCAATCGAGCTGGCCCAACAAGGCTATGCGGTTTACCCACTGATTGAAAACACGAAGAAGCCACCTAAAGGGGTGGCCGGCTACCGAGCCGCAACTAGTGACCAGAATACCATCTTCGCATGGTTTGAAAAGCACTCGACTTACAACTTAGGCTTGCGCCTAGATTTATCGGATTTATTGGTTGTCGATATTGATATGCACGATCCAACTAAAAACGGCCGAACAAGTTTGGCACAACTATTTAAGCAAGGGCAGACGTTGCCGAATGATACCTACATTGAACGGACGGCTAACGGCGGCGTCCATTACTTCTTGAAATACGCGGGGGCTAAGGTTCGCAAAATTGACGTTTGGCCCGGGATTGACTTGTTAAGTGACTTCACGGTGATTGCACCAAGTGAAATTAATGGTAAACAATATAAACCTTTAGATGGCCGAACATTGGCTGATATTAAGCCAGCTCCTCAATGGTTAGTCGATAAGTTGGCGGGCCAAAAATTGAACTGGACGTCAGATCACGCCTATACCACACGCCAAAAGAAGTATACCGGTCGCTTGTTAGATGAAATGGTAGCCGGGACAACCCAAGGTAATCGTAATGCTTGGTTAACTAAAATTGCCGGTCGTATGTTTGGCGTCGGTGCTGATCCCAAGACAGTCTATAACATGCTGTCAGTGATTAATGATTCGTTCGTTGATCCGGCGCTACCAAGCAAGGAGGTTAATGTAATTTTTCAATCTATTTTAAAACGAGAGAGTAAGGGGGTTCATTAATGGGTAAAGCGATGGATTTACCAGCAGAGACCCAAGAAGCGGCCAACAATGTTATCAAAATGCAACGTGACGCTGATTGGCAGAACGATTTCAAAAAGAATTCGGACGATGGAATCAAAACACAGTCTCTTTACAATATCCGCTTAATTATGGAACATGACGAAATGTTGAAAGGGCTAGTTGCCTTTGATGAGTTCTCGGAACAAATTATCAAGACACCACAATCAGAAAACTCACTGTTTAAAAAAGGCTTTTGGAATGATGGTGATGACACGTTATTGAGAAGTTATATTGAAGATCATTACAACTTGTTATTCAGCAAGGAGAACATTACCGACGCGGTAGTTACAGAGGCACGCCGCAGGACAATCAATCCGGTTAAGGCTCGTATTGAGGCAGTAGAATGGGACGGCCAACCACGCGCTGAACGTTATTTCATTGATTACTTAGGTGCCGAAGATAATCACTACACCCGCACCATCACTAAGAAATGGCTAACTGGTCTTATTGCCCGGGCCTATGTTCCCGGAGTTAAGTTTGAAATTGTCCCTATCTTAGAGGGAAGCCAAGGACTTGGCAAGAGTACGGCTGGTAAGAATCTATACCCGGATAAATTCAATGATTCGTTGAAAGGAATGGGTAAGCAGAAAGACGATTATCAACAGTTACAAGGTAGTTGGATTATTGAAGTTGCCGAGCTTTCCGCCATGAAGAAAACGGACATTGAGGGAATTAAAAATTTTATTAGTGCACAATCCGACACATATCGGAATAGTTATGGCCGCTATGCGTTACCGCACCCACGTAAATGCGTATTTATTGGCACAACTAACCAAACTGACTATTTAAAGGACGCGACCGGTGAACGGCGCTTCTATCCAATTAAATGTGGGGTCAACAAGGCCAAATTAGATGTATGGCACCCGGACGAGAATTACATGCTTCAAGTATTGGCGGAGGCCGCATACTGGTTTAGGAATGGCGAACCGCTATATCTGGATCAGGCCACCACGAAAGAGGCTAAGGCGTATCAGATGGCTGCGGAAACTGTCGACCCTATGCGAGATGCTATCGAAGCGTTTTTAGCAATGGAAGTTCCCACAGATTGGGAAAATATGAGTACCGGCTTAAAACAAAGCTATGTCAGTGACTACGGCCATCATTCTAAGTGGCTAAAAGATCAAGTTAGTAATGAACGGAAACTACTCAACCAAACAACAACTCTGGAAATCATGGAAGTTGTCTTCCATAAAACAGTCGATCGTTATTTAACCGGGCGAACAAACTCGGAAGCTAAGCGAATCAAGCTATTAATGGACAATATGGACGGCTGGGAAGCTAAAAGAATTAGAATGAACGGCAAGTTTCCACGTGGATATGTCCGCGTACAATGATCGAAAATGCTAAGTGTACCACGTTGTACCGGGTAATGAACCACGTTAGGGCACTTTGAAGCGTTGTTATATCAACGATTGTCCACGTGTACCACGTGTACCACGTTAAAATGAACATTTCCAGTACAGGAGGAAAAGGAAAAATGAAAGTAATTTATCCAAGTTTAGTTGAGCAAGCTTTTGACATTTACGTTAAACAATATGGGCCAGTTGTTTCAAATAGAGTTAATGAATTGAAATCGTGTATTTACAGAGCCTTGATTAAAGAAGGTGCTTTAGATCAAAATGGTGATCCAACTCAAAAAGCAAAAGATAAAGGATTGGTTGGAAACTTTACCCCAAATGAAGATGGAGAATATGAGCCAGAAACTGTAAGAGACTTAAAACTCATGTACCCCATTTATGCACAATTTAGTGACGATCACTTTATGAAATCAAGTCAAGGTTGGTTAGCTGACGCCTACGTTATCCGAAACGTTTCAAGCCAAGTTTTGAATAATCCTTTAAGCGATGAAGAACAACGCAAAAATGCGTACAAGATGTTGGAACAATTAGATGATTAATATATAGAAAGGATCTAACTATAATGAAAATTAGAATGATTGACTGTGACAATAAGATGGGGCAATGTGAGTTATTCGTTACTCGGGAACCTAACCAACATGAACATTTATATTTACGAAATGGGAGTGAAGTGGTAGTTCTTAATATTTATCAATTTGTGCGAAATACAAAAGACAATTTTGCCGAAGAACCCGACTTCGTGGCAATTGCTCAGTATCAAGAAAATGGTAATCCGGCATTAACAGACTTACACAAAGAGGCAAGCCAAGCGGTACTAGATTGGTTCAATAAACCCGAATCAGGATTGTTGGGTGGTAGCAATGAAGAACTATAATCTAAGCCGCCTGAATAAGCGGGTACAGTTTGGCGTTGAGAAAATGTCAGGGTTCAATAATAACACTGGTGAAAACATTACTAAGTTCTCGCCGACTTTCTCGGTATGGTGTGGTGAGTATACGTTGACCATCAGTAACACTATTAGCCTTACTGGTACGACTGCGACAACTAACCAGCTAATTGCGGTGCGCCATGACGATCGGATCACGACAACCTTGGAAGCAATATTAGATGGGGTTACGTATCGCGTTGCTGGCGTTAGTTCTGACAGCGAGCTGAATGCCTATGACGTGGTCACACTAACTAAGGTCAACGGTCATGGCTAAGCCAATGAAGCAATGTGAGCACCCGGGTTGTCGGACGTTGGTTGCCTATGACACGCGCTACTGTGAGAAGCACCGCAAGGCAACTAACAAGTGGCGGTATCACAAACGCATGTACGATTCAGATGAGAGTAAGTACCAACAGTTCTACAAGTCTTCGGCATGGCGCAAGTTGTCACGGCGGTTCCTTGAAAGTAATCCGGTATGCGTTCAATGTTACCAAGATGGTGTGATCCGTAAAGCCGATGTGGTCGACCACGTTATTGAAATCAAAGATGATTGGCCACGCCGCTTAGACGAAAGTAACCTACAACCATTATGTTACCGACATCATAACCGGAAGACTAGACTGGCTAGAGAACAACGGGAACAACAAACTAAATAATCAATGAGTGTCGTGCTGAAAGGTACGGCGCTTTTTAGTTGAGCGGAGTTTTCCGCTGAATGAATCAGACTGGCTAAGTTTAACTTAGGTAGTAGATCTGCGCAATACTGCGCTGAACTTTCAGCCGAGCTACTGAGTCGAAATTTTCGACCCTGTTAACCAACCCGCATTTTGCGTCTACGTTGTCAAAAGTGGCAATTGACTGCGCCGATTTTTCCGCCGAGTGAACAATTCAAGTTGGCGGCTCAATTTTGAGCCACGAGACTAATTCAAAACAGCATGACAGCCCAGAAACGTTGATATGGGGGGCTATGGTCGACCCGAAAGGAGCGGACAGCATACTTTTGTGTTTATAAAAGTCCCTTTTGAACTTTGATTTTTTGCTTATTTTGCCGGATTGTGAAATATCACTACTAATAATGCGAAATTTGAACAAATAAACAGTCAAGGGGTGATATGTAAATATAAACATGTTATTAATTGCACTTTTTAGAAATATGTGCGATAATATAAGTATAATAAACGAGTTCTGGATATATGTATCAATCAGCCGCTATGGGTCTAACCCGTGGGGGCTTTTTGGTACGTAAATTTAAACGAAAGGAGTGCTCCGAATGAGCCAAAAAGTAAAAGCCTTAGCTAGTATGAAGAAACATTTAACTAATGATGAACGTGATCAACGCAAGGACGCTGAACGGGCCCTGTTTGATTATCCGGTGCTTGATTTAACCCCGCCGGATTGGTTACATGATCGGGCCTTAACTGAATGGCAACGGGTAGCGCCTTATTTAAAGGCTAATACCCCAATTAGTGAACTTGACCGCGCCCTTCTAGCAAGCTATTGCCGAGCTTATGCCACCATTCAGACTTGCGAGAATGATATTCGTAAGAATGGCTTAGTGCAGACTAATCAAGAGACTGGTGTACGTAAACCGAACCCTTACGTGGCCTTGCAGTCACAATCCATGAAAGACCTAAAGTCCTTAGCCAATGATTTAGGCATGTCGTTATCTAGCCGGGCCCGCATGGAATTAAACAAGCAAAAAAATGAGACACCCGAAGATACTTTCGAGGCGATGTTATCATGATTGAATATGTTGACCAAGTGTTATCTGGTCAAGTATTGGCTGGTCAAAAAATCAAATGGGCGTGTGAGCGATTTAAACGCGATTTAAGCCGTTCTAATGACGACAGCTTCCCGTTCTACTACGACGAAGACAAAGCGGCACAGGCGGTCAAATTTATCGAATTAATGCCTAAGACTGACGGTAGCCAACTCACCATGCAACCATTTCAAAAATGGATTATTAGTGAGCTGTATGGTTGGCGTGAAAAAACTACTGGTAACCGCCGTTATGATCGTGCGTTTATTAGTATGGCCCGCAAGAATGGTAAAACCTATCTAGCTTCTGGTATGGCCGCTAATGGCCTTTTAAGAGAACGTCAGCCTGCTCGTAACCGACAGGTATTATTCGTCAGCAACGCCCTTAAACAAGCTAAATTAGGCTATGACATGCTTTCAAGTGGGCTACGGCAAGTCCGCAAGCAATCGAAGTACATGCGGCAACGGATTAAGGTACAGAAACAAGCCATTACCGACCTAGAAACTGATTCGCAAGCCTTAGCCCTTGCCAGTGATACCAGTACGCTTGATGGTTATGCCGGGACTACCGTTATTTTAGATGAATGGCACGAAGCTAAAGACCGCAAGGTGTACAACGTCTTAAAGTCTGGCCAAGCGCAAGAGGATAATTCCCTGCTGGCGGTGATTTCCACCTCGGGGCTTAACCTTAACGTTCCAATGCACGCCGAGTATGACATGTTGACGGACGTTTTAAAGGGCAAGACCGAAGCTGACCGTTATTTTGTGGCAATATGGGAACTGGACGACCGCGAAGAAGTTTACGATCAAGCCAATTGGATCAAGGCCAACCCGTTATTCAGTGAACCACATGTTAAACAACGCATGACGGAAAAGATTCAGGCCGACGTTGACCTGGCCATTAAGCAAAACAACCTAATCCCGGTACTGGTTAAGAACTTCAATATGTGGTTGCAAGCCAGCGAGGACAGTTATATTTCAGCAGACGATTGGGCCGCTGGTAAATTGGCAACGGTGCCCGACTTACATAATCGTGACGCCTATATTGGCATTGATTTATCCAAAAGTAATGACTTGACCGCGGTTAGTTGGTTGATACCAATTGGCAACGGTCAGTTTTATTGTGATAGTCATTCGTTTGTGGGCACTAAGTACGGCCTTGATTCTAAGATTAAACGTGATGGCATTGATTACCGGTCAATGGAGCGGGCGGGTGAGTGTAGTATTACCCGATTAGATAGCGGCATTATTGATTATGACAATCTATTTGATTTTGTACAAAAATTAGTCGGGAAATACAACTGGAAAGTGAAAGCCGTCGCTTATGACCCGTATAACGCGCAAACGTTAATTACAAAATTCGAGAAATTAAGCTACCCACTGTTTGAAGTGCGACAAGGAACTAAAACTTTGAATATTCCAACCCGCAATTTTCGTGACCAGCTTTACGATGACAAGATTAAACATAACGGCAACAAGATTCTCGCTTATGCGGTCAATAACGCCATCTTGAAAGTGCTAAATAACGGCTGGCAATTGGATAAAGCCCGCAATAGTAACCGGATTGACCCGATTGCGGCGTTGATTAACGCGTTTGTAGCTGGTATGGACTATTACCAAGAAAGCGAGGAAAAACAGCATGCAGAAGATTACTACAAAACAGCGACTGCGGCAGATCTGTTCTGATTATTTTCAAACGATCTTGTTGGTGATTGGCTTAATCTGTTTAGTGATTGGTTTTGGCTGCTGGATCAGTTGGCAAGCGGGGTTAATGCTGGCTGGTACGGCAATGATTCTGTTAGCGTTGCTAATTAATTATGAAAAGCAAAGAGGTGATTAAATGAGTTTTTTTGTTAAAAGCAATACCACCAGCGGCACGCATGATCCGGTAGCCGACGCCTTGGTTAGTTTATCAAGTAACGACCCGTATACGTTTGTGAGTGCGGCGGTGTTGCGTAATAGTGACATTTACGCGGCGATTAATATTATTGCGAGCGATATTGCCAGCAATCCAATCGTTTGCGACACGGCAATCTTTAACACGATGATTAATCAGAACCCCAATAGTCAGATGGACGGGTACCATTTTAAATATGCGTTGGCGGCTAACCTGCTACTCAATGGTAATAGTTTTGCGGAGATTTTGCCTAATCACACGCTTAAATTTGTGCAAAACAACCAAATGACAGTTGAGCAAGACGATGTCAGCGGGGCGTTGACCTACACCTATACCCCGATTGGTGGTAACAGTCGTCAGATCACGCCTAACAACATTTTACATTTTAAATATTTCACCAAAGACGGTGTATCGGGGATTAGCCCCTTATATGCCCTCAAAGATGAACGCCAGATTCAGTCGGCCGGCAATAAATTGCTAACCGGCTTTTTTACTGCTGGCGTGCATGGCACCACGATTATCAAAGTCCATCAATCTGATTTAGGGCCGGAAGCCAAAGGCAATATTCGCAACCAGTTTGATGAAGCCAATACGGGTGATAACGCGATCAACACGATTGTGACCGATGACACCATGGACATTAGTAACTTATCCTTAAATACCGATGTGTTAAAGCTGGTCAACTCGAATGACTGGACGACCCGACAAATTGCTAAGGCTTTTGGTTTACCACCGGAGCGCTTAGGGGTTGAAAACGATCATTCTAACCAAGAACAAAGTGGTGTGCAATATCTGCAAGGCACATTACAACATTACTTTGATAGCTTTACCAGCGAGCTATCGTTCAAGCTTGGTCATGACTTTACGTTTAACACGGACAAGTTATTGAGCCTTGACCCGCAAACTCAGCAAGCCCAAGCCGTGGCCGGTTATACGGGCGGTATTATGAGCCGCAATGAAGCGCGGGCCAAGATTGGCTTGCCACCAACTGACGATGGCAATATTTTCTTAAACTTACAAAAGAATGGAGTGAATACGAGTGAAGAATAAGCAACGATTTACCTTGGCGGCCGAACTGAAAGCCGAAAAACGTGACGCCGTTCCAACCAAACCCGAAAATCAGGATCAGTCCAATTCAGGTGAACCAGCCACGCAAGCCCAACAAGTTGACGGCAAGCCGATTATTTCTGGTTATGCCGTAGTGTTCAATAGTCCATCATTGAAAATGAGTACGAATGATGGCACCGAATTTGTTGAAATGATTGATCCCGCCGCCCTTGATGGCTTGGACTTATCCAAATTAGTCCTATTGAATAGTCATAATTGGGCGCAACCGTTAGCCCGGGCCGACAACGGCACCCTCACAACAAGCGTTGATGATACGGGTTTAAAGTTTACGGCGGAGCTAGACCCTAGCGTTAGTTATGCGATGGATACGTATAACAATATTAAAAACGGGGTGATTGGCGGGTGCTCGTTTACCTTTGATTTAGACAATGGCGATGATACTTGGACGCAAGATGCCGCGAGTGGTCAAGTGACCCGGACGGTCAATCATATCAAAGACTTATACGAATTAACGACTACGGCTATTCCGAGTTATGGGCAGTCGAGTGTTCAGCAAGTGATTCAAATTGAAAGTCGTAGTTACGAAAAATTTATTAACCAAGAAAAGGAGCCTGACAACATGGCAAAACAAACAATTATTGATCCTAACAGCAATGAAAGCAAAACCGGTATTCCCGCCTTTGAACAATATGTGCGGACACACGGGGAAACACGGGACGGTTTAAAGACTGACGGTGCCAGTGCGGTTATTCCTAAGGAACTGATCACTCCTGTATTCCAATTAAAGCAATCCAATTACAACCTTGCCCAATATGCGACGGTTAAACAAGTTTCTAGCGGTTCCGGGACTTACCCAATTGCCACCAGCCAACAATCTGCGGTATTGGCTACTAAGGACGAATTAGCGGACATTGCCGATGTTGACGCGAACATGTTTACGGAAGTGCCATTTGATGTGAAGACCCGGGCGGGCAAGATTGCCTTATCTAACGAAGTAGTCGAAGACGCCGAAGTGGATATTGTCAGTGAAGTTAAAACCCAATTGCAACAATTGGTTGATAACACGGACAACACGCAGATCATGGGCCTGTTAACGGGAACCAGTTTCGCCAAAGCGACGGCTACCAATATTGATGATCTTAAAAAGATTTTCAACGTAACATTAGATCCCGCCTTGAGCAAAATGTGGTTAGTGAACCAATCCGGGTTCAATTACCTTGATACCTTGAAAGATTCCGAAGGCCGTTACTTATTACAGCCGAACCCAACGGCGCCAAGTGGCTTCACCTTGTTAGGGGCGCCAGTTGTCATGATTAGTGACAAGTTACTGGCCAACAACGTCGACGGGACGTTCCCAATGATTGCGGGGGACTTATCACAAGCCGTGGCTGTTTTCCGGCGTAACCAAGTAACCGCCCAATGGGATAAGTTCGACCAATTCAGCCAAGGATTATCAGTGATCGTGCGGAACGATTATGAAGTGATTGACAAGACTGCTGTAATTAATGTGGCACTAGGAACAGCAACCAGCGGCAAGTAACTAGATGTGTCCACTTTTGGACATATCTAAACAAGGGGGAGCCATTTTGGCACCCCCTATACATAAATTAAAACTAAGGGAAAAAGGAGTGATTACATGGCTGTAACCGTTGATGATATTAAACTAAGCCTAAGAATTGACGTAACCGAAGATGATCCAATGATTCAAAGCTATTTAGACGCCGCCAAGGACTACGTACAGACGGCCGTTAGCAAGAATGAGGATTTGACTATCTACAAACAGTACGATTTTGCCGTGTCCTTGTTGACACAATTCTGGTATCAAAACCGGGTAACCGATATGACAAAGACACCGTATCAAGTTGTCAGCATGATTCAACAATTACGTGGAAAAATTAAATGTTAGAGTTGACACATAGAATGATTGGTACTAGTATCAACATTGTAATTCGTCCCAATATTACTTTCCCGTAAATGGTGACAATTTTCATACTCCAATGAGAGGCCCCCCCGAGCCTCTTTTTTATACATATATCTGGAATCAGAAAGTGTGATTCCAATGCGCCAAGATGTTAAGAAGATTTGTAATTTATTAAAGCAATATGCCAAACTAAAACGTGACTTGACAACTTTTAACCAAGTTTCTAGTCCCTCATTCGATGGAGTATCCAGTCATAGTAGCCGAAACGGCACTGAAAGCCGCCTGATAAACCATGTTGACTTATCTTACCAGTTAAAAGAAGTCGAAGACGCCCTCAATGCAATTGATGACCCGCAACATCAATTTATCTTACATGATTACATTATTGAGAAACGATTCAGCCGGTGTGAAGTTTGCGAGAAATTGTCGGTCAGTGTTAGTAAGTTTAATTATTTAAAGAATCAGGCACTAGGCGAGTTTGCATGGAAATATAAATTGGTATAGTTTAATAATTAATGTTAGTAAGTGCTGTAAATGCGCAATATTGCAACTAAATGGCAACAAATGATATTCAAAATGTAATTAATTGTATGCATTTGAGAATAGTTGGAGTCTAATAAATTAATCGGTATAGCTTGCAAAAATGAAATATGTCATGTACTATATACATTGAAGAACAGAGTAAATAATACCTTTCTTGCCTGTTCTTATGTATTATAGTCGGTATGGTTGGAGGGTCACCATATTGCCCGGCAGAGGCTTTGTATCTGACCGCTAGTCCCGATAAGTGACGTCTACTTATCCGACCCCATACATATTTTGCCTCTAGCTCTATTAGGCTAGTGGCTTATTTTTTTGCAAGGAATGGAATTTGTAGATGGAAAATGAAAGTGATTATTTAAAAGTAAGTTGTTTTGCAGATATTGATTATAAAAGCATGTTGCAAGATTATTATAACCACTTTCATGGTAGAGCGGTTGAAGTTAAAACTAATTATAAACGGCTGGAATCTTTCAAAGTAGTTTTTAATCAACTTGATTTACCTCATTTGATGGGTTGGGAAAAAGTTACAAGAAAAAGAGCAAACGCTAGTAAAATTATAAGTCTTATCAATAATGATAAATTTACATTAGAAAATACTAGGAAACATAGCAACTTTAATAATATAAAAAATAGAATGCTAAACTACAATTTTATCCATGAAATATTTATCGATCAATCGATAGAGGTTTGTGTGATGACATCAGATATGAATCCAAATCCGTTAAAACTGGATATTGTTTTTTGTGAAGAACTTGGCAGACAAGCAATAATACTAGGCTTGAGAAAACGTAGTGATATGGAAGCCTTTGTACCAACTACTTTACATACTGAAAGTTTACCCAATAGATACTCTAATAGAAGAAGGACAAGAGTGGTCTCATTAAAATGGATTTAG